GTCCATGAAGGTTGTAAGGACACTTATCTGTTCCAGACTCAGCACAAAGTCTACAAAGAGTTGTGCGGCACCCCGTGCTGTCAAGAGTAATGGAGTTCATCTGAACAAGAATAGTGGGGTTGTTTAGATTCGTATCGAAAATTTGAACAGGTGACTCCAGCAACTGTTGGTACACCCATGGCTTTCACACTCCACGAGCTGCATACCAAGATTCTCCCGTTGGTGGGAAAGACAATTCATTCACCTATCACGCGAAACAAAGGGTTCACAGGGCTTCTTCTCGAAACGATTACAGGAATTCCGCATACACCTAACTGTCTAGACTGTCTAGACGGTGAGCTGAAGACCTTTCCTGTCAAGAAACTAAAAAATGGAACTCTTGTTCCAAAGGAGACTCTTGCTGTTACGATGGTTTGTACAGATGACCTGAAAGCATGCTCATTCCAAGACTCCCGTTGTCTTAAAAAGATGTCACGCATGCTAGTTGTTCCATATTATCGTGAGGGTGATTCCATTGTTTACATGAAGCCAACCCTTTTGGAAAAGGAGAAGTTGCCAGACCTGTATAAGCTCCTCGAAGAAGATTATACAAGCATTCAAAGTCACTATACCACATCTGGTGCTCTTAAATCAGAAATAGGAACCTATCTCCAGACACGGACCAAGGGCGCAGGACACGGCTCTACCTCTAGGGCTTTCTATCTGCGGACAGACTTTCTTAAGAAACATATTCCTATTGAGTTTCCTCCTTCAACCTAACAATTCTCTTCACAATATCTACATATTCATCCGCATCAATCACACAGTCATCACTAACAGCATCTGGATATTTTTCTTTCTCAGGTGGTTTTGTATTAAGGAATCTATAATAAGGGAGTGAACATTGGACACACACATCTTCATAATGGTGGCGATGCATCTCTTTTCCACCCACAATTGCGGCTTCAAGGACAAAGGTTCCAGGAAAACAAAATATCAACCAAGACAACCCTGCTCCATGGAGACCTGTAATGATTTCAGAGCTTCGAAACAATCTGATTTGTTCTTCAAACGTCATGTGCTCCATTGTGTAAATACTAAATCCAGCTCTCTTCAAAGGGTCAAATAATTCAGACTCATTGAGAACTCGGCGTGCTTTTGCTTCTCTAGCATTTCGTGAAATGTAGGAGTATTTTCCTTTCACTTGCTGTACATTTTCCCAGATAGGTTTGTACAAATCTCTCACATACGAATACATCCAAGGCTCTCCAATTGTGTAGACATACCAGATACATCCTGGCATTTCTACATATTCATACCCTTCTGTTTTTTCTGTCTCCCTCTTAAATCGTGGAGGAAGTAAAGACAGTGCTTTTTCTGTAATATAATTGTTGTGCTTATTGGGATAATAGTAGACAATGTCTCCACCATTGTCAAAAAAATAAAAGCGAGACAGCATGTAAAAAAACAAGTGGTAGACATTGCTCTCTACAGCATCTCCCAACTCAATCCGCTTCGGTAAGTCAAGGCTTTTGTAATGAATTGCATGAAGGGAAAATTTGTATTTGTGCTCTTTGGTGACCTTCTCAAATTCCTCTGGAGGAAAATATAACTTATGTATTTCAGTTTTGATAAACGGCCAGAGGTCACTCATTTGGGGTAAGGTTGCTGGAAGAATTTAGGTAGCTTCATCCAGAATCAGTACTTCATTCGTTTGTGTAGAAGGGTCTTTGCTATGAATGGCTCTCCGCGCTATAACAATATAGCGCGTATACGGAGGTGTGGGAAAGGCTTGTTGGACAAGAGGAACATCTGCGTTGCTCATGAGGAACTTTACCTTTCGCTGTCTCATTTGCTGACAAAGCTCAAACAGTTTTGTATGGCTCGCTAAGGGAAATCCACCCGCCTGATAGGCGGTAAAGGACGTTCCTTGCTCTTTTGCGTAAGGAGGGTCTAGGTAGACAAAGTCACCTTGACTTGCTTTGCTAAGAGGACCTTCAAAGCCTTCACAGACAAAGATAACGCCTTGAAGAAGTTGTGATACAGCCATTATATTTTGCTCTTCGAAGAGAGTAGGTTTCTTATTATGTCCAAAGGGTACATTGAATTCACCGTCTTTATTCTCACGATAGACACCGCGGAAGCCAACCTTGTTCAGAAAGACCATTCGTGCTGACATTTCGAGTGTATGAGTCTCTCTGTTCTCGTTAAACAGTTTGCGAATCCAGTAATAGTAGGATTCTTGAGATGTCTTCGCTTGCTCCAAACTCATTGGCTCTTGATTGCCTGACATATCCTCAATCGCAGAAAACTCTGTTTGGAGCTTTCGTAACTCATGAAGAAGGCCTGTCGGGTCAGACTGAATATGTTTGTACAACGCAATCAAATGGGGATTCAGGTCACTCGCGTAAATAGAGCCTTGAACCTGCTTTGTTCCAGCGCGCACCTCGGAGAGGAACCCTAACAGCACACTTCCACCTCCCACAAACGGCTCATAGTAGTCCTTCAGAGTGGTGGGAAAGAGAGCAAGGACATTCTCTAAAAGTTGTGTTTTTCCTCCGACCCATTTTAAGAAAGGTTTTGCCATGGTTACTTCCTGGATCCAAGGAAATAGCTTCAAATTTAAACCGTCGGTTTATAACTGGAACAACAATCCTGCTCTTCCACCATAAATCCGTAAAATATTATACGTTTCTGCAAAACAATAGACAATGTACCGTGGAACATTGTTCGGGTCAATAGACCCGAGGAAGGGTTTGAATTGAAGACGAAGCTCTACCTTTTCTACTTTGTCTAAATTGGCTTCTCCCATGGGAACAGACGTGGGCATAATCCCATGCTCCATTCCAAACGGTAAGTTGTAATAATAGGCGTTAATCCAAGGACTTTTTTTTTGGACAATCGAGGGCAACAAGCTTCGAAAGATTTGAGGAGCCATATTGCTATAGCGATACAGTTTGTTCTCATAGACAAGACTGACCATATCGAGAGGCTCAGATTGGCGAGTGGAGAAGGCAGGAATCGGTGTTCCAAGATTGACTGCATTGAGGCCACTTGCATCAGGCCACCAGGGTGCTATAGTTACATTATATCCACTCAAGTCTCTTGAAGACAAAAAGGGCGCGTTGTACGCAGGAGCCTCATAGCGTTGCGCAAAGAAAAACAAATCACGCGTGGGATTGGGGATGCGCAGAGGAATATTCAGGTTTGGAAGACCATTTGTATCGGTAGGCTCAAACAGATAGTGCTGCGGAATAGGATACTGAATATCAGAAATGCGGAATTTGTTGGCTTCAGGCTTGTCTAAATAGACATATTCAGCCAAGACATAGGTATCACCAAGGGTGTAGGAGGAGCCCATTGTAACTCCAGGAATCTTTGTGACATTCGTGGAGACAGTTGGATTGCCAGATAAGCCTGAGACTGATGTAGTTCCGCCTGTTTGATAAAAAGGGGAGTTCAGGAGAGGAAAATAGGCTTCGCCTCCCACAGGGTTGGGCACCCCTGAAATATCTTGTTGCGCAGAGCTTACATACAGAGAATTCAAAGGAGCAAATGTGATATTCAGACGAATTTGGTCATTGTTAATCGCATCCACAGGCAACGCAACTCCAGGGTCTCCTCTCGAAAACCAGAACGGGAGGGGCGTAACAGCAATTGTGGGCCGCTGTGTCCAACCGATACTCGTTGGAGTAAACCCGTTTTGGAGACGAGGCAGAATGGTATTCATTAAGGTGGTCTTTTCCAAGGGTGTATTGAATTCATCTAGGACTTCCAAGAGTCGTCCATTCAGCTGCTCAATACGAGCACCTCCAATATCAAGACTTGTGTTTTGAATGAGTGCGTGTCCTAGACTGTTTGTCCACCCAAATGTAGGCCCCGCAAAGGTGGTTGTTGTTTTTGCTCTCGCGAGCAACTGTGGCCCAACAATATCAGGCATCGTTGTGATGAGGTACAGGCGTGTAATTAAGTGTCCTTGTCGGGGCAATGTAATCGACGCTTGTGTTGAAAAATTCGGTCGGGTGTCAAAATCCAATCGAACCCATGCAGTCGTGAACCGGCCCGCTTTGACAAAGACTTTCTGAAAAAAAGAAATTTGGGGTTTTCCTTTTGTCGGCAAGAGTCTTTCATCTTGAAGC